TTATGCGTAACTTTAGAACCGCCCGATAGGGAGAATGCAATTGGAAGATCCTCAATACCCGCAGGACAATACACCTGTACCAAATTTCAGTCACCCAAGTACGGGGGGACATGGACAGTATCGAACGTCCCCAATAGAACCTATGTTCTCTTCCATGGGGGAAATCTTGTATCCCATACAAGAGGGTGTATACTCTTGGCACAGTATTTCGGCAAACTGAAAGGAAACAGAGCAGTCCTTAACTCAGGCACTACATTCAAAAAGTTCTTAGAGATGGCAGAAGATTTCGACGAACTAAACCTGACTATCACAGAGGCATATTAGTGATAACTGCTGCCTCTCCTTATGCTATGTCTGGGAATAGATGGTTGGAGATGCTCGACACTCATCTCGATACAACTGGAGCCGGTGCCCTAACCCTTGAAAGATTTTTAAGTAACCGCATTAGGATAAAGAACCTGCACTCTAATATTGTTAACCTCAAGGCTAAAAAGGTTCAGCTATTACATCAGCAACGAAAAGAAGAGGCTTTAGCAGCAGGTAAAAAAGCCCGCTATTTACTACTCAAATCCAGAAGAATGGGAATGACAACATGGGAACAAGCTCTCTCCTATAGGGTAGTTACTACAATGCCGAATACCACATGTGTTACCCTAGCGGACACTATCCCCAACACTAAATCAATATTTCGAATGGTCAATCTAATGGCTAAGTTAGACCCACAATTAAAGCATAAAATTATGGACTCTAAAGTCGCTATCGAAATCCCCGCCATCAATACTTACTTTCATATCGGTACAGCAGGGTCAAGATCATTTGCTCGTGGTGATAATATATACAGAGCCCATGGCTCTGAAGTAAGTCGTTGGGCAGGTGACTATGATACCATTGATAACTTAATGGCCGGTGTAACTGAAGCAGCAAGACATGGAGAAGTAGTTTTAGAAACCACTGCTGACGGTGCTCAAGGTTGGTTCTACGAAAAATATAAAGAAGCTATGGAAGGTGGCAATCAATGGTTACCCCTATTTTACCCATGGTGGTTAGATCCTGAGAATATAATAATACCAACTCAGCTCCAAGAAGAAGAATGGTTAGATACCGTAACTCCAGAAGAACGTGAAATTATGAACGAGTACGACCTCTCTATGCCGCAGATGATATGGCGTGCTGATAAGTCTAACGAGTTGAAAAAACTGTTCTTACAAGAATACCCTGAGACATGGGTTCAAGCATTCTTAGTAAGAGGGCAGAGCTTCTTTGATCCAGAAATGATAGACGGATTAATGAAAAACTTAAATAAACCATTGACCTCAAGCGAGAATTTACTTATTTGGGAAAGACCAAAGCCCAATGTAGAGTATTGTGCCGGAGCAGATACGTCAGAAGGTAACGCTAATTCTGATATGAGTGTTTGCGGTATAATAGAAAAAGAATCTGGTAAGCAGGTTGCAGTTTTAAGGGGTCGTTGGAGGCCAGAGGTATTTGCAAGAAAATGTATAACTCTCTGCAAAGATTACAACAATGCGGTATTCGCCTGCGAGATAAACAACCATGGGCACTCTGTAATGAACACAGTAGTCAATACATTACGCTACAAAAGTCTTTTTTACAGGAAGAAGCCTCTTGATAAAGATAAATACAGCCAACAAAAAACTGAGCACAGACCTGGGTGGCATACCAATGCCTCTACTAGGCCTTTACTTCTTGATGATCTTAACGAGGCACTTGAGCAAGGATATATGCAAGTCAATGACGCATTATTCTTGGCTGAGTGCAAAACTTTCGTTGATAACGGCGGAAGATACGAAGCTGACAGAGGACAACATGATGATTCCATTATAGCATGGGGTATCGCATGGCAATGTCGTAAGCAGAAAAAGAAGAGTTATATAATATGAAAGAATTTAAAACTTACCCTCTTAAAGACAAAGAAGGCCCAGTTGTTCCCGCAACAATGTCAGCCTCAATGTTCAGAGAAGTAACATCTGCAATTGCAAAACAAGCCGGGTCTGTTTTCCCAAACGGTGACCCTAATTTCTTCACCCCCTCCTTCAGAATAAACGATAACAAAGAGCAAATGGCAAACCCTTATGCTAATAATGTATGGGTTTATGCTGCTGTAAGTGCTATCACGACAAATTTAATACCGCTCCCTAAAGTTCTTGATGTTAGGAATACCCCAGAAAAAGAACTCATTGACGAGAACCCTATATTATCATTACTCGAAACCCCCAATCCGTTAATGGAAGGTGCTACTTTTTGGGAGCATGTCATTCTAAATCTACAGTTACCTACACCAAAAACTAAAGGCGGTCAGTGTTTTATTTTCGCTGAATCCCTCACAGAGAGGCCAGTAGATTTAAGGCGAGGGGAAATCCCTAAAGAACTCTATCCCTTCAGCGATGAGTTTATAACTCCTATTGTAGACAAATCGGATGGTATGACTTTACTGGGTTGGAAGTTCTGGCCCGATGAAACAAAGCCCCCTATCCTATACAAGCCTCATGAGGTTATCCGAATACATTTAGTAGACCCAATACACCCGCTTAGAGGACAGAGTCCAATATGGTCTGCTAGACTAGGTTTAAGGCAAGATTTCAAAGCACAGACATTGAACGAAAGATTCTTTGATAACAATGCTTCTTTAGGGGGTGTACTGGAATCTGACGCTGAATTACAGCCTGAAGTTGGGCGAGAGATAAAAGAAAGTTTCGAAGAAAAGTATTCCGGACAAGACAACGCTGGTAAAATAGCTCTATTACATTCTGGAGTTAAATATCAGATGTTCCAACAGTCTCACAAGGACATGGAATTTATAGAGCAGCGTAAATGGACTAGAGAAGAAATACTCGCTGCGTATGGAGTACCTAAATTTAATATAGGGGTTTACGAAGATATTAACTTTGCAACTTCTAAGGCTGCTGATAAATCATTTTGGCAAAATACATTGGTACCTTTAGACCAACGTATAATGCGAGCATTCACTAATCAGTGGGTCAAGTTTGCTGAAGGTGGCAGGTTTAAATTAGAAACCGACTACTCTCTAGTGATGGCTCTTGCTCAAGATTTCACTGAAAAGTTAGAGCAGGCTAAAAAGTTAGCAGAGTTGTTCGTGCCTGTTTCAGAAATAAACGAACGGCTAGAGCTCAACTTATCAATAGAACAATACCCATGGTTACAGACTGCATTAGTGCAAGGATCTTTGAAACCGGCAGATCAAGTGATGCTAGAGCCCGAACCTGACCCTGTTTCTGACCCAGAAATGGAACCTACATCTGCTGCTACTCCAACTGAGGAAGAGCCAGAACCTGCAGAACCAGTGGAAGCTGCTATGCTAAATATTGGGAAATTAGCCAAGAATGCGGAGTCAGTAGAGAAACTTAAGACAGCTTACTTAGATCAAGTCTTAATACCTGACGAAAAAAAGTTTCATAAAGTAATAAACAACTACCTAAGAGAGCAAAGAAATCTTATATTAGACGAAGTAGATAAATGGGCGAGTGCCAATAAGTCGGTAAAAGTAATCAAAGCAGACAACCAACCAGACCCAATAAAATTGACAAGCTTTAAAGCAGCAGAGAATATACGGTTAGGAAAGGCAGTGTTGCCTGAGTATATAATTATGGCTGAAAAAGAAGCTGAGGTTTTGAGCATAGAGCTTACTGATGGTGTTGGAGATTGGGAAGTTACATCTCCCCAAATGAAAACTGTTTTCAGATCACGAGTCAAACAAATAAAATCTATAAACACAACTACTTTCAACTCAGCTAGAAGTGCTATATCTAAAGCAATCGAAAAAGCAACGAAGCAAGGCCTTGGAACTGCTGCTACGGCTAAGTTAGTAAAGAAAGAAGTCAACAAAGTTTATACAGGAAGAATTAATTCTAAGACTATTGCAACGACAGAATCAAATTCAATACATTCTCAGACAAGAATGAATATTTATAAAACCAATGGTATTACTAAGATCAAATGGCAAACGGCTGACGATAAAAAAGTTAGGAATGCAAGCGACTCTGATTTCCCT